TAACGTGCTTGAGGAAACACTCAATGGTGCTGAAAGTGCTGTAGGAACGTTCGTCGCTGGTTCACTTGTGGACCCACAGACTTCTACGACAGGCGACCCTCGTGGGACTTATGCTCCGACTGGTGCTCTTAACGGAAGCAACCGGATCATGGCTAAGTTTCAGCCGTACAACATCCTCAATGCTAATGGCAATGGTGGATTGCACGGTATCCAAGCGGCCTAACCCGTTAGTGCAAACTAGCGGTGGGGGAGTAGCGTAACGTGTTCGTCCTCGCGTCGATGTTGCTCCCCACTTGATAAGGGGTCGTTATGTACAAGACTTTGCAAGCCTTAACTGTTGATACTGAACGTATGCTCTACCAAGCTGCGGGTGTTAACACGCAAGTGTATGCTCAAGACATCATAATGCAGAAGCTGCAACATGCTTTTGACCATTGCTTCACAGCGAAATGGTGGCCCCAATTCATTCGACGCGAGGTAAGGACATTGGACGGAGCCACAGGGAAACCTTTGGTTCCGTTCAGTCTGATTAAAGAGTGGAAGGATGTAAGTGATGTGTTCAGAAAGAACAGTCAACACCCAATCCCCACCATGCCCCTCAGTTACAACTTGTTGGACCTACCTGATGGAACACCGGCAAGATTTGTTGAACCTGCGGGGGACGCAACGCTATTCACGATCTATCCTCTCAACGCCACCGACGAGATAGTTGTAGTTGGCAGAGAGCGCCCACTAGAAGAGTTCAAACTCACTGATGTTGTGCCCTTCGATTACATGGCACTGTGTTACTTTGCCGCCTGGGATTACCTAGTTGATGATGCAAGTAACGCAGGTGCTGCTTCTAAGATGCAAGGGCTGTTCGACAGCAGGATGAAAGCTCTAGAAGATGCAGAGTTTGACAACGTAGTGCTATTGAACCCTCGTTCTGAACAAATCCCATCACAGTGGCATTAGCATGAGACTAGAACAGATCATACCTAAGAACTTCAAGATCAGCCAGAACCTGCAACAGACTACGTTGCGGGAGTTTAGTGGTGGGTGGAATGTTCTAGACGATGATATGAACCTAGGACATCAGTTTGCTAAGATTGCATACAACGTAGCAGCAGACAACGATGGGAGTGTAGCAGTACGACAAGGGTATCGGTTGTTTGCTAAGTGCAGACCTCTTCTGTCGTCAGATGCGTACGCAGTAGACGCTTACTACTTCAATGGTGCCCTCGTAGTGGTATTCAGCAATGGTGAGATCTGTAGAGTACTTGGAAATGGATCAGTGGGTCTTATCTGGGATGCCGCAACCGCTGCCACACTCCCTGGAGCACCGACAGGGTGGACCGCTCCCGTGGACTTCGTTTCCTTTGCTGAGTTCAACGATCATCTTATCATCTGCAATGGACAAGACAAGCCCCTTGATATTAATAACCAGTTTTATGTTGAGTATCTACAAGACGCGGCGACAACTACTAACCTCAACGTCCCAATTTGCAAGTACGTGACTGCTATCTCCCGTTACTTGGTTATGGCCGGAGATCCTTTAGAACCTGATAGAATACATATAAGCGCGAAAGATGCACATGGCACGTGGTACGGTGATCCTGAGCCGAATGATGGTACTCGCCTCGATGTTGGCTCTATCCTACCTGGCGCTACAACTATACGTGGACTCCTTGGCTTCAGAGGTAAGCTTATAGTGATGTTCGCAGAGGGACTATTGTTTGGGTTCCTTGGTGAGTATGATGAGAACGGTAATCATACACCCAACTTTGAGGATGGAGTATCAGGTTATGGTAGTATTAGCCACAGGAGCGGCGTTGCTTACGGTGATGATGGTTTATTCATGGATCTTGAAGGAGTACCGAGCATCAAGCGTACTGCTCTATCAACTAGCTTCAAGCCAGAGAGGCTGTCGTACCTCGTTGACCCTGAGATTAAGAAGGCACTAAAGCCACTCTCATTTGAGGCAATGGAGAACCATGTCTTTAGTGTCTACAACCGATCCGCTGGTCAATTCATGCTCTTCGTTCCTAACGCAGAGACAGTTGCCGATACCACCGAAACTCGTGCATTCGTCTACAACTACAGACCCGCACTTCGGCAAGAGTGTTGGTCGTTGTTTGGTAACTGGAATTTCACTTGCGGAGTTCGATCCCTTACAGGCAGAGTGTTTTTCGGTGACAAGAACGCCGACATTTGGGTACTAGGTAGCGACGATGATCCAATTTACACCGATAACGGTGCTCCGATCCCATTTGATTGGGAATTGCCTTGGTTGGACTTCGGACAGCGAACAAAGAGCAAAACATCGAAGCACATATCGTTTGATACGCGGGGTCTGTCAGAGTTCGACGCCCGAATGTACGTTGATAACTTTTATACGAATAAGGGTGTAGACAGCCCTGCACTGACTACTGAGTTTAGTGGCGGTGGACAGGGACACTTCGGTGAAGGACCACAACCTTACGGCGGTGGACGGAACACTGCTCGTAAGTGGCACTATGTATGGCCTTGCAAGTTCCAGATAGCGAAACTTAGGTTCAGTGGATTGAGCGACGCAGGATTAAGCTTTGTGTCGATCTCCCTGCACTATCTCCTTGGGGGGATCAACAGATGAGCATTTATGGCTACACCTACAGTGGGTTCAAGTTGATCGACTTCAACTCGGACAACTGGCATGACGACGAGTGGTACAACTGGACGCTATTGGATAGCATGTTCCAGGCATCATTCGGTGATGTGCCTCTACCTGTTGTCGGTGGCACTGCTAACGCTATCACGCTTGACTTTACACCTGACAGGCCATTGATTAATGGTCTGACTGTTGTGTTTGTTCCAACACTGTCTCCAACTGGTGCAGTGACACTCAACGTGGATGGACAAGGACCAAAACCACTAGTCATTCTAGGTAATCCTGTTGTAGCAGGGGACTTCCTTGCTGGTGAACCTGTTAAGGCGATCTATAATGGCACTGTGTTCAACACTGTCGCACCGCTTAAGAAGTTCTCCCAGATCAACATCATTGCAGGACCGAGTGGTGCTACCGCTCTCCCCGCTGGCAATGATTTGGTTATCTCACACTCCGACGACGCTGGCATCAACATACTTACGCCCGCAAACAAGATCGGAGTATTGGCCTTCGGTGATCCCGGTAATGCCGCAGCGGGGTATGTTCGGTACAATCACACCTCGGACATACTATCGTTCGGGCGTAACGGCGTTGATGCTCTAACCTTTGATAGCATAGGCATGTATCTACCTACTGGTAGGTTCGGTATCAATGTCACTGGTGCTAATGACTTCGTGATCCTAGAGAGTGCACCCAATGTGATGCGCTTAGGATCAAGTGGTGCATCCAATGGTATCAGCATTGATCTTACAAGTGGATTGGTTACTACGTCAGGTGGCCTCACTGTTAATGGTCCCCTCACTGCAACTTCAATTAGTGGAGCTGTCAATGTTGGTGCTGCTACAGGAGTGCTTCCGCTTGCTAATGGCGGTACTGGTGCCGCCGCTGCTCCTGCTGCTCGTACTAACCTAGGATTAGGTGCGTTAGCAACAAAGAGCAATGTCAATGACGCTGATTGGAGTGGTACAGATCTATCTGTAGCCAACGGAGGCACTGGTGCTAGTGATGCACCTACTGCACGTGCAAACTTGGGTCTAGTGATTGGTACGAATGTCCAGGCACAAGATGCTGATCTAGCTGCTATCGCTTTGTTAACAACTACAGCCTTCGGAAGAGGGTTGCTAGAGGTAGCGAACATCGCTGGTGCGCTGCTACATTCAGCAGCAACTCATTCAACGTTAAGTTTAACCTCCCCGGTGGTATCACAATGATGGTGCAGGGGGGTGTAGGAACACTAGCTGGCAACACCACTGCTACTCTTTCATTCCCTGTTCCATACTCGATAGCACCTGTCTGTGTAGTTAGTGGTGGTGCTGGTAACACTTCTGATACTGGTGAAGTGCACTCGTACTCTGCTGCTTCAACATCAGGTATCTCTATCGTCAATTCCACTACACCCTCCGGTACATACAACTGGATAGCGATTGGAAGAGCATAATGGCTAGCTATTACGATGGTGTACAGCACTACCTAGAACAAGGGTTGTTCAATCCCCCTGTGAACCCTACACCTGCGCCAACAGCCGCTGCACCACCATTACCTCCCGCAGTGGAGCCTATTGATCCTGCTAAGTTAGCACTAGCTAAACAAGCAGCGTTGCAGCGTGCTGAGTTGAACATTCGTGCACAGGGTCTTGATCCTTCGTTGTACATGCAAGCCATTGCTGCACAGTACGACCAAATGACAAGTCAAGCGTCACTCGCTAAAGATCCTTACTCGATCTACAGTGACGACATCGCAACAAATGTTGTGAAAGCTGAGAACGCTACCAAGCAGAACGCCTTTATGGCTGACTTCGAGAAGCAGTTTGGTGTTGGTGCAGATCAAGCTGCGCTACCTAGCACTATCTTGGATGATGCTATCAACAACATCCTTGGTGAACAAAAGACAGAAGCACAGCTACAGCTAGATCGTGGTAAAGCTAGGGGCATATACAATGATGTGGGATACAACGCCGGAGAGCAAGCCATTGGAACAGCAGAAGGTGCAGCGAGATCCGAACTTGGTGCCCTTGGTAGCGGTTATGTGGATCAGTGGCGCGGTGGACTTAATGCGATTGACGACCGCGCTTTCAATGCTTACCAGTCATTTCCTACTGGCAGCAGTGCCTTCTCCCTGGACCCGTACATCACGGCGCG